GGATGACCCACCCTTGCCGCAGGTATGACAGTAATACAAATTGTCATACGTATTCATTACCGCGCTTCGTCTTGAGTCATCGTGGATACAACACTTGACTGATGCGCTTCTTCCCTCTTTTACTTCACCACCATAGAATGAAACGATGACTGCTATGGGGATTGTGTTTGGATCGGTTTTGGTTTTTCTCCCGCCTTTACGTACCACCCTGGACCAGTCTTGTGGTGGCATCCGCAATCTCCTTTACAATACTCGTGTAACTCTTCGGCCTTATCGTAGTTGCCTTGTGAATTGAAATCACCAGCAACACTACAGTCTGTGCAGATCATTTCTTCTTAGCCTTTTTATCTATGGCTTCTTCTGCTACTTCTTCCTTCTGTTCTACCTCTGTTGGTTCTTCAGGTAGCGGTGGTTCTGCTGGCGTTGTCCACCCTTGACTACTTGTTATCTGTCCTTGTGGTACTGGCATTTGTTCCATCCATTTCTCTAGTGTTTGTATTACCCAAGCATCCTCAATACTTGCATTACGACGTTTCACTATGACGAAGGCAGGCGGAGCAACCACTTGTCCACGAGCCTTCGCATAGTTGGCTGCCTCAGTCTGGGCTTCTGCCCAGAACTGCGGAAGATTGATTGACTTGCGGTTCTTGCATTCTAAAATATAGGTCTGACCTGCGATTATGGTAACGATGTCACCTTCATCATTGGCCCCAGCCTTAGCCAGACGCTCAGCAAAGTGTCCAAGTTTGCGTAGATATTTCATAACATCTGTCTCAAACTTTGAACCTTTTATCTTATTATATGAACTCAATACTTCACCTGTGGATTAGAGTTGAGGTATGCCCTGCCTTGTGCATCGGAGTCACCTATCTGGCAAGCACCGAAGTTTGTAAATAATGTTGCCCACCGTGAAGCATCAGCAAAGTGAGGACCAAAGCGATTCTTCACGGCAGCAACCCGAAGCATTCCTTGGGAGGGGTCATAACCAAGGGTCAGAATGATGGCAGGTAATTGACTTACCTTACCGTGTATGGCACGACGAGGAGGGGGCATCGTGGGAGATCCATACTCACTCTGTTCTGATACGTGATGAAGTACTAGCACACAGGCTTCGGTCTTGCGTGCCATATCGTGTAACTCCATCATAATTGCTCGCAGCCCTGCCCACTCATTGTCGGTTTCGGCTGCTACATTCATTAGATTATCTATCACTATAAGTTCAGGTGCAATTCCATACAGTTCTATGTAAGCCTTTATCTCCATCTCGATATCATCGAGTGACGGACTGGAGTCAAAGACCCACTGTATATGTTGCATATCTCCTAAATCTTTTTTATAGAAGTTAGGATTTTCAGTAAGGTTCTTTTCTACTGTCAGTTGTGTATGACCTGACATATGAGCAGCAGCCCTGATAGTTACCGTTGTGGTATCAGTATCTGCTGAGAAGAAGAGCGTTGGAATCTTTGCTTTGATTGCATACACTAGAGCAAACATAGACTTACCTGCATTGGGTGCTGCTGCAACCATACAGACTTGTCCTCGTCTGAAGCGTACACTTATCTCACCTGTTACTAAATCTTTCCAGACATCAGGAAGTGGAGTTGCTTTGATCTGCGTGCCTTGCCAAGCACGTGTAAGTCTAAGCACTTCTACCTTCCCTTTCCTCTGGAGGAAGAATGATTCCTCGTTTTCTCCTTATGTACTTACGCTGATTGGCAGTGAGTCCTCCCCACATACCATAGCGTTCTCTAGTAATTCCCCATTCGGCGCATTCAGTTCGATGACGGCAGTTTCCACAGATACTTTTAGCGATATTGATATTTTCGTTTTTTCCGATACCAGATAAATCTTCTGGGAACCAGTATTCGCCATCAACTTCCGCACAGAGAGGACTTTCGTACTCTCGTGGGTCGCGCACGTGGTTATCGAACCCAGATTGCGTCGCACTTGTCTGGCGCACCCTTAGGAGCAGCGCACATCCAAGCCTTCCAAGGTCCCTTGGCCCCGTTACCTGTTCTAAATTGCATCTGACCGTGTTTACATTCAGGTGTCTGACCCTCAACTACGACTGGTCGTGGTGCTGCTGGTGCAGCAGGACTTGATACGGGCGCAGCAGATCGAGCGCCTGAGAAAGATTGGCTAACGCTTCCAATAAGGGCGGAAAAGTCTTGCGCTGCAGTTAGCAACGATTCTAGTTCCTCCTTTGTTGAAGCGTAAAGGTTGATAAGAGTTCCATCAGGTGATTTGAAATTCACTTGGAACTTTGTTGATTCATTCGCAGCCACTTGTTATTTACCTCCAGTATGTTTGATAGAAAGTCGAAGGGATTCTTTCCCTTCAATAGTAGGAACGAAGCCAAGAAGTTCTTTGACCACTTCCTTATTCACTTGTTTAGCACCAGCGACAGAAGACCAACGAACTTCTACTCCTGTATCGGTGACACCCACTACTCCAGCAAGTTCTTCTTTCAAAGCATCTTTCTGTGTAGTGAGATCCTTTATTTGGTTATCTAGTTGTAGATATTGCAAGGCTTTGGTAGCAGTATCTGAATTCTCAATGAGTGGTAATTCAGTTTTTGTACGTTCTTTTTTTAGACCAACGCATCCCATCTCGCCTGATGCGTCATAGTATTTACAGTAGAACTTACAGTAACTCTCATCCTTTTCAGGCTCTGGTGGAAACTCTGATTGCTTCACACCTTCCAACCAAGATAGGGCTTCAAGCGCAATGGAAGAATCGTACTTCTCTGAGTGGACCTTTACATCGCGCTCGTCACCGTCTCGTGGAATAGCCACAAGATGCACATTGTGGACCTTCCCCAATCCACTTTGTTCTATGAGGTATCCGTAAGTATGTACTTGCCAGCGTTGCTGCTGGCTTGGAAAATAGGCAAGGTTCTTCACCTTGACTGTCTTCCAATCAACTACATCTCCTGTCCCAGGGATGTAGAGATCTACGTGTGCTTTCATACCGTTATGTTCTACGGTCTGCTCAATCAAAACTTCTTTGTTATCAGCCATTGCTTTTTCAATGGCACCGTGAATAGCAGTACCCATAATCGCTGCTAACTTCATCTCGTTCTCGTTAGTCTCAGGCTGGTTATGTAACTTGTACCAGACTTTACGACGGCAACCACCTAATTCAGATGGTCCTACCTGAACCTGAGTAGAACGTGGGCGCTTGTTCTCTTTATCGTGTAGCGCCTTGATAAGTAATTCTTTTATATCCACTGCCGTTTTTCCCATCGAGTAATTGTGATATTGAACAATAGCAGGTCTATCTGACAAATTCTAGCAAGCATCTCAAATGGTGCTGATTCATATTCGTGGTAATAGTTGATACCAATGCCCCAGTTATACAAGTGGTTGGCATTGAAATAGATAGTCCAGTGGGACCAATCTTTTCTCATTAGTACTCCCGTCGTTGAGTAACTAATTGAATCGGAGGACAGGTATTGATGTCAAGGATGCTGGCGATTTCAACGGCACGTCGGGCGTGTTGCTCTACATTACCATTAGTGAGACGACCCAGACGATCATAAAGATAACCGAGAGCATAAGCGCCGCCACTACCGATTCCATAAATCTTGTGGTCAGATTTGATAAACGATAAGTCCGTCGCGATATGGAATACATTCCCATCAAACGCGACAATGTAGTCGAATCCTGTGTCTTTATCTTTCGTCGCTTCATACGGGTCGTATCCATTCTCTTTGAACGCCGTAAGTATCGACGGCATTACCTTCTTGCCCATCCACTGAATCGGGTCTGCGCCTTTATACACGGGCGGAGTCCAGTTATAGGCGAGGATATCTCCTGGCCTAGCATCACCGACAAGACCTAATAGATACTTACCCACGTGAATTATCTTGGGTGTGGAACTGCTAATAGTTCGCAGGTTATCTTCGGTAATCTGTGAGTCTGCTGCTATAACTGCTCTATCGTCTAACTCGACTGCTACTAATGTGGTCACTGGATAATGGTAATGGATACTACGGCGTGTCGCGCCAGCGACACTCTGATGGATTATTACAATATGAGCCGAAGGCGAATAAACGGCACCTCACGGTGCCGAGGCCGTCAGGCCGAGAGGCGAACCGACCTTAGGAGGGAGCCGTGCAGAGCAATGTGGTTCCGTCTACTTCGGCTGCTGAAATATAGCACACCTCTACCTCCTATCACTGCTGCTGATCTACGTACTCTAGGTCCAACCCACGCCTGTTCTTGCGGCTCTACCGTATTCAACATCTTTGCACAGTTTGAAGATTATGAGATTTCTTGGTGGGCATTGGATGGTCAATGTGCAAACTGTGGCAACCTAGTCAAAGTTCCCTGTCCTGTGGACAAAGAGGAAAGTTTTTAGGCAACAAAAAAGAAGCCCCTCAGGATTTCTCCTGAAGGGCCTTTCTCGCAGCGCTCTTACAAACTACTTCTTACCACGTCCAAATTCTGTGGCAGATGGATCTAGCCACTTGAGAACTGGGCCAAGGAAGCCAGCAAGTGCTGCTGCTCCAAGGGTTTTAGGGTCTGTTTCTCCAGCAAGGTACAACGCAATAGCAGCAGATGCTGCAGCGCGGAACCAGGTTAGAGAGATTTGCTTTAGTGTTTCCACTATCGTGCCTTTCTCTTGGGTTTGTGAACCTTACAGCAGGTACATACGGGTGCCACTGTGACACCTTCTGCCACCTTCTTCTTGGGCTGAGGTTGTAACTTAGCCTTGATTTGGTTCACAACTGTAGGTTGATTCATCCACCAAAACCAAGGGCTAGTGTCATTAGCCATATCAGCGTTGATAGAGATATGAAGATGCTTAGTGTGAGGATTGTTACCAGTGTAAAAACGATTGCCAGACTTAGCATACTGGCGTGACCAAATTTTCTTATTGAAGATAAGGTAAGAAACCCTCTCATCTTCCTTGAGTTTTTCAAATATCGCAGCACAATCAATCCCATTCTCTGGGTCGTGAGTCAGGTCTACCGCCAGCCCAGTATTATGATCAGAGTTAGGGCTTGCCTTGATGTGAGCCTTGCTTGGTAGTAGTCCATCCGATACCTTGCTCCGCTTGGGTACAAGCGCAGTTGCCTGACGAAGAACGGCAATAGCAGCAGGTGTTGCACGTTTTGCAACAGGTTTCACTTGTCATCCTCTTTCTGCCAGAATCTTGTAGATTTCATCAACACGTTGCTCTAGTCGAGCTACTGTGTCCTTGATACTAGAGCCGCCATTGGGCTTGAGTTCCATAAGAAATGACTTGACTATCCAACGAAGTCCCATAAATAGGGTTGATGTGATACCAAGTATGGTGGCAATAAGCATTGCCCAATCTGCTATTGTCATTAGACACTCCTGATTGTCACTACAAGAGTTCCACCAAATCCTGTGAATCTCTTATCCTGCGGTGTACGGTTGATAAAGTCCATCTCTTCTATCAGGCCAATAAAGGATTCACCTGTACGGAAGTCCTCTATTCGGATGGTATCGCCTGCGTTTTCTACTGCTTCGAGTTGTTGCATACGATCCCAAGCAGAACCTTCATAACCTACTTCCACTCCGAACTTATCGCTCTCGTGGTCGTAGCAGAATAATGGATACTGAATCAAGCGCTGACGTGGTACTGCTGGAAGGCTCTTGAGTTGATATCCAGTAAAGAGTGGTCCAAGAGTGCTATCTGAAGTATCACGAGTCAAGGTAAACTTGAAGCCCATATACTCTTGCGCTCCTTGTGGATATGGGATACCGATTTCTTGAACTGCAGATTCTTGAGCAAATGATCCGATTGGATACTCTGTTCCATCATAGGAGATAGATGAGATAGTCAAGCCACCATTGGTGGTATCAATACGCGGGGTAAGCAACTTGAACAACTTACCTTCAAGAGTGTTGTAACGGACATAGCCAGTCTGTAGATAGCCAGATGAAACAAGTGTGCTTTCTGACTCAATATAAACAGAGCCATTAGTTCCAGTGATGGCATTGGTTGTAAATGCTAGGCGCTCTGTGCCATTGATGAAGGCACAAGCGGTAGTCTCGTGAGCAGTGCTACCTGTAGCCTTGTAAGTGTCATAGGCATAAGGAAATACCAGCGGAGCAATCTGTGTAGACAGGTCAAGACGAATAGTTCCTGGCTCATCTTCAACGCTGGTTGCAGCCCAAGCAAACTTGTCACGGAAAGCAAAGTCATAGACAGGCTGGGTGTTCTCCCAGATAAGCGGTCCATAGGCTAGTGATCCATCATCTGCTACTTGAGCAGCGCGGATACCTTTGGTTGTACCAATCATCATATAGCCAAGGTAGTAAGCAATCTTGTAGATGCGCTCACCGCTTGGCATTTCAGCAGCAGTAATAGCGCTAGTTAGGGTAGGCATTGTTCCGTTAGATGCCAGAGTAAACTTCTGGATATTGGACTGTGTGCCTGAGAATCCTGTTACATAGATAGCAGCACCGCTTGATGTAATGCTGGTGTATACGAAGTTATCTACTGGGTGGGTATAGACAGCAGTAGGCAGAGCAGTTGCAGTAGTTGAAATCTCATAAACCTTGTTATTGATACAGGCTACGATACGCTCTTTAGTGAATTCCATTACCGCATTGGTAACAGTAAGACCAGTTGTATCAAACATCTTGACGGTGCTTGTAGGTGAGTCAGTTGAGTAGCCAGTCAATGGCTTCTTGTACATAGTCAACTTGGTAACACCACCGCTGGTTACGTTAGTAACCCAGTAGCAGTTGACTCCATCATCACACATTGCATATACCTTGTCATCAGTACCAGAGTTATAGTCAACAAAGTGTTGGACTACGCTAGTGATGGTTCCTGTAGATGCAGCCGAAGGCACATCAGATGCAGTCTTGGCATAGGTCAAGGTTGTTGTGGTAGGTACAGTTGCAATGGTATAAGTACCATTGAAGGTAGCATCTACGCCAGTAACAACTATCTCCATACCTACGGCTAGGCCGTGAGCAGAACTTGTTGTCAGCGTAGCCACATTAGAGGTCAGAGCCTTATTAGAAACAGTTGCAGTAATGGTTGGATATATCTTGTCAATGTCGTAACCATCAAGCATTAGGCAGCCAAGGAACTCGTTATATGTAGTAGCGCCTGTATTCTTCAACTGCTCCCATTGAATAGAGC